GCGCACTCGACCTGTACGTCATCCGCGCACTCCAGCAACGCAAAGACGTCGCACTCGCCGTACTCGTCATGGTCGCCGCCAACGTCACCTCACACCTCCTCACCGCCGACGTGATCCCCGTCCACTGGACCATCACCGCAGCGGTAGGCGCGCTCGCACCCCTCATCCTCGGCCGGATCTACTACCTCAAGCACCGAGCGAGTGAGGACACGGGTGCGGTGAGTGCACCCGCACCCGCCGCACCCGCAGGGTACTCGCCGCAGGTCAGCGACTCGCCATGGGCGGCCGGCTTCCACCTCGACGGATGCGACGGCATGCACCAGCACGAGGGGTACCTGAACTGCACCCTCCGCGCGAGTGCCCTCGCCGACACCGCACCCGACCACGTACCCGCGCACTGGATGGACCAGGAGTACCCCGAAACCCACCCGAGTGCGCACCCGCCCAAGACGAGTGCGGTGCCCTACCTCGCACCCGTCCCCGACCTCCCCCCCGAGTACGCAGACACCGCCGTACACGAAGAGACGAGTGCGGTAGTCCTCAACGCAACCGACTGGGCATTCCTGATGGCGGCTGAGAACTACATCGCGGGAACCGACAAGCCCACCGTCAAGGGACTCCGCCGCGAACTCGGCATCGGCCAGGAGCGCGCCGAACGCCTCCTCGCACACCTGGGGGTGCGCCCGTGATCGGCGTCACCATCGGCGGAGTCACCATCGGGCTCTACCTCCTCCTCCGCCACGCCATCGAGTGGTACCCCGGCCTCGACCAACTCAAAAACCGGCCCCTCGACTACGCCGGCGACTGGCTCCCCTTCCTCTTCGCATGGGCCTACGGCGCACTCGGCATCCTCGTATCCATGGGCCTGATCGGCTGGGCATTCGACACCGCCCTGTGGGCCTCTAACTGGGTCGGAGACGCCGCACTGTGGCTCGGCGCAGGAGAGACGCCGGGCCGCGCCGCCGGCGCCACCTACCAGCCTCTCGGGGACCTCGGGAACGCAGCCCTGGTTCTCGTCACCCTCCTGATGCCGACCCTGATCAAGCACACCAAGTCAGGGGACGCCATCAAACGCGGCATGTGGTGCGGACTCTGCCTCGGGACGTCATCGACCGTCGGCGGACTCACGGCGGTCCCCCTGGCCCAGGGCGCCAACTGGATCGGCAACACTCTCTACGGAGCAATCGCATGAAGCAAACCGCCGGGGTGGTCGTCCTCGCGGCGGCCGCTGCCGGCACCGGACTCGCCGTCTACGCCATCAGCCGGGACCTGCTCGTCATCGCCGTCTGGATCACCGGCTGGGCACTCATCTACCGCGTGGCCCGTACACGCAACCCCGCTCCCCCGGCCCCCCCCGAGAGGGGCCCCGCCGAAAACCCGCAGGTCAACAACGAACGCATCATCCGCGACACCACCCACCCCAACCGGTGGATCGTCACCCGCCCCTCACCATGGCTCACACACCACGAACCAGCCGACCAGCCGGACGACACGACAGGGACACCATGAACACCTTCTCCGAGATCATCATCAGCTTGACCGCAGCCTGGTTCATGCTCAGCGCCGTTGTCCACGTAGCCCGGGCCGGAAAAGACCTGGGACCGTACAAGCCCGAACAGGCCGCCGTGTACGTCTTCACCTGCGTGTGCATCATCGCCGGACTCCTCTTCGTCCTCTGGAGCAACCGATGACCCCCGAACAGGCCGCAGCAATCCTCCAGCCCGGAGTCGGACCGCAGCTCATTTACCGCCACTCCGACGGCACGACGTTCGACTCCATCGACCTCTACCCCATCGGATACGCGGGCGAGGACACCGACCACATCATGCGCGAGAAGCGGATCTGCCGCGCACTCCTCCAGCACGCCCTTGACCTCCTGAACGGAGAGGACACCTTCAATGCCTGAACCCGAACCCGACCCCCGCCTCGACGGCCACGGCACCGACTACGACCCCGAACGCGGCGGCTGGTACCCGCCCGAACCCGCGGAGGAGAACTGAGATGGGCATGTATCCCAGCGCCACCCTCTACTACGGCATCTATCTCGGATGTCCCGACGAGGACGAGATGCCTGACTGGGCCGAATCCGAAGACCCGTACGGAGAGCTCGACCGGCTCCTCAAGGACATCAAGGGCGTCGGCCATGACACCTATGGCCACTACGACTACCCGCGCTACGTGCTCTGCACCCGCAGCATCCACGCCCACGCCTACGACGACGTGACAGTCGAGCCTCAGAAGTGGCATACGTCGGAAGAGGAGACCGAAGCGCTCAAGAGAGCGTGGACCGCGCTCGGCATGCAGGGTGACCGCCCCGATCCGCGCTGGTTCCTCGCCACCTCATACGGCTAGCCTGGCCACACCCATCGAAGGGTGAGCACCAAAGGCCCCGACCGGACTCGAACCGGACGGGGCCTTTGCGTACCCTGTACGGAACACCGACCACAGGGACGTGATCCGGATGGCGACACCACTCTTCGCCGACCAATTCGTGAACGCACTCCGCGAGGAAGGCGTACGCGTCGAAACCGTACGCAACTGGCGCACCCACAACCGCGGCACCCGCGGCGACGGATGGGGCCCCATCAACGGGGTGATCATCCACCACACCGTCAGCCGCGGCACCGACAGCAGCGTCGACCTCTGCTACGACGGATACGCCGAACTCCCCGGCCCCCTCTGCCACGGCGTCATCGCCAAGGACGGCACCGTCTACATCATCAGCGTCGCCCGCTCCAACCACGCCGGCGGAGGAGACCCCAACGTCCTCGCCGCAGTCCGCGACGAACGCTACAGCGACTACCCGCCCGTAACCCAGCGCGGCAACAGCAACGGCGTCGACGGCAACGCCCACTTCTACGGCTACGAGTGCATCAACATGGGCGACGGCAAAGACCCCTGGCCACCCGAGCAGGTCGACGCCATCGTCCGCGCCTCCGCCGCCATCTGCCGCGCCTACGGATGGACCAGCAAGTCCGTCATCGCCCACCGCGAATGGTCCCGCGACAAGTCCGACCCCACCGGCCCCGGCATGCCGGCCATGCCCCAACTCCGTGCGAAGATCGCCGAGCGACTCGCACACCCGGCAACGTGGAACCCCACGCCGCCCACCACACCAACGACAGGGACCCCCGACGTGGCATCTCCGAACCTCACCGTCCTGCTCCGCAGCGAAGACCTCACCCTCACCAAGGACACCGCCAAGGACATCTACTGGACCGCCGAGAACACCGACGAACCGAACGGCCACGGCGCCGGAGGCAAGTCCGTCCTCAACGGCGGCCGCTACACCGCCACCCTCAACCTCCGCCTCGAAGGCCTCGGCGAAAACGAGGTAGTGGAGCTGCGCCCCACCGACGACACGTTCGTCGGCTCCCCCCACGAGATCGAGGGCCGCGGCAATCCGGCGCTCCCCGTGCAGGTGTCCGTCACCCTCAACGGACGCGTCAACGGACTCCTCGCGTTCCAGCTCATCTCCCGCACCGGCGCGACCGTCACCCTCACCGACGCCACCCTGTCCATGCTGTCTTGGCCCAACCCCTAGCCCGACCGATGGATGAGCCCACGCTGGCCGAAGAGGTCCGGCGCCTGGCCGATGAAGTCCGACGCCTTGCCGACGCACAACAGCAGTACGTCACCAAGGAGATCTTGGAACTCAAGCTGGAGTCGCTCGTCAAGGACCAGGAAGACCTGGAACGGGCACAGGCCGCCACAGAGGCGCGCCTAGCCGCCGTCACTCGCTGGTTCTGGACGGCCGTCGCAGGCCCTGCCATCGTGGGCATCATCCTGTACGTCACCCTGGGGAAAACGCCGTGAAGACGATGAGATGGTGGGTCCTGGTGATCGCCGTCTCCGTCGGCGTCGCCTACGCCATCGCGTACGGGCGCGGCCTCGCCGAACGCCTCGACACCGCCGAACGCGACCGGACCGCACTCGCACAACAGGTCCGGTCCCTCGGTGCTACCCCCGTGGCCGGGCCCAAGGGCAGCGACGGAACCAACGGAACCGACGGCAGGGACGGACGCGATGGAAAAGACGGATCACCTGGAGCGGATGGCGTCCCGGGCCCGGCAGGACCGACGGGACCGCCAGGCACTACGGGAGTGGCTGGAACGGATGGCGCACGGGGTGAGACTGGCGCAACAGGACCGGCCGGTCCTACTGGGCCGACTGGGGTGCAGGGACCAGCTGGTCCGCAAGGAGAACCCGGGCCTCAGGGTCCCGCGGGGCCCCAAGGGGACGCGGGTCCGCCGGCCGAAGCCTGCCCGCAAGGCTACGCAGGTGAGATCGTAGAGATCAAAGAACACGACTACTTCCTGTGCAGGAAGGTGACCTGAACGGAGCACACGGTGACGGACTACATCTGGACCAGACGCGATGGTGAATCCTCCGTAGCGCACGGCGCCTTCCAGGAGTACCTGCACCAGGGGAAGGCGCGCAGTGCAGCCTCCGTGGCGGAAGCGTTGGGGAAATCCGTCACGCTCTGCGAGCGCTGGTGCGCAGCGCATGACTGGGTGTCACGATCTGTCGCCTATGACGCGTACATCCTCACCGCGGACACAGACGGACTCGTCCACGAGATGGCCGAGAGCCGAGACGAGAACCTCGCCCTGATGCGCAAGCTCAAGGCCCACCTCTCCAACCGGCTCGACGTGTTCATCGAACGCAACCAGGACCCCACCATGCTGTGGACCCAAGCCCTCACCGCCATGGCCAAGGTCGAACAGAACTTCCTGATGCTCAAGGACGACAAGAAAACGTCCGACGCCGTCACCCGCGTCGAGGACATCGTCCGCCGCATGGAGGAAGAGATGGCAGGACGGTCGTGAAGATCAGCCGCGCCGAACTCCAGCGGCTATCCCCCGCTGACCTCGCGCGGCTGGAAACCATCCTGGAGCAGTCCCTCCAGGACCTCGAGGCCGGGAAGGTCCCGTGGCTCTGCGCCGTCCCCGACTGCGACGGACGACCCCACCCCGGCCGTCCCGGCGCACACGCACGCGCCGCACAACGCCCACCCGAGGGCGACGACTGGGACGTCTGGATGGCCCTCTGCGGCCGCGGATTCGGCAAGACCCGCATGGGCGCCGAGTGGGCGATCCTGCAAGCACGCAAGTACGAACGCGGCGCGCTGATCGGCCCGACGGCCGGCGACACCCGCGACGTCCTCGTACAAGGCGAGTCCGGGATCCTCGCATGCGCACCCGCCACATTCCGCCCCGTCTACGAGCCCTCCAAGCGCCGCCTCACCTACCCCAACGGCGCCATCCAGATGCTCTACAGCGCCGACGAACCGAACCGCCTCCGCGGCCCCCAGCACCACTACGGATGGATGGACGAGCTAGCAGCCTGGCGCTACCTCCAGGAAGCCTGGGACATGGCGCAGCTCGGCATGCGCCTCGGCGACCACCCCAAGATCTGCGTCACCACCACACCCCGGCCCCTCCCCCTGATCAAGCTGCTCCTCAAGGACCCGATGACCGTCACGGTCCGCGGGTCGACCTACGACAACCTCGCCAACCTGGCTCCCACCTTCCGTCGTGCCGTCGTCTCGAAATATGAGGGCACGACGTTGGGCAGACAGGAGCTCGACGCCGAAGTCCTCGAGGACCTTCCCGGCGCGCTCGTCGCACGCCGCCACATCGACGAACACCGCGTCCCCGAAGCGCCCGAACTCATCAACATCGTCATCGGCATGGACCCCGCAGGCACCGGCGCAGGCGACGAAACCGGACTCGTCGTCGCCGGCCGCGGGACCGACAACCGCAACTACATCCTCGCCGACTGCTCCGAGAAGATGTCCCCCGACCGTGCCGCCCGCCGCGCCTGGGGACTCCTCGAAGAGTGGAACGCCTCGCTGTTGATCGTCGAGGACAACGGCGGCAAGGACTGGATCGAAAGCGTGCTGCGCGCCGTGTACAAGGAGCTGTACCCCAACGCCGGCATGCCGCCCGTCCGCCGCGTCAACGCCTCTCAAGGCAAGCGACTCCGCGCGCAGCCCGTCGCCATGCGCTACGAACAAGGCCGCGTCTGCCACGTCGGCGCGTTCCCCGAACTCGAGGACCAGCTGACGACGTGGATCCCCGAGGAAGACAACGACTCCCCCGACCGGATCGACGCTATGGTCCACGCCGTCGCGTTCCTCATGAAAAAGCACGACCGGGCCGAGTCGGTCCTGTCGTCGCCGCACGCCCTCAAGGGCCGAACCGCCGGCGGTATGCACCCGGCCATGGCTGCCCGCAGACGCGCCCAACAGCGCGCGACAGCACCCATTCAGGACCTCCAGCCCTGCAGGGCACTGCCGAACTGCACCCGCTTGGTGTCCTCCGGAGCGGCCTACTGTTGCTCCGAGTGCGCCCACGCAGACGAGAACCGGTATGAGATCCATGCACACAGCGCAGCGTGTGACGACCGTGCGCGCGCGCGTGCGGCATCCTAAGGAGCATCATGGACGCGATCACGCTCGCCATCGGCGCACTCGTCACCGCACGCCTCACGCGGCTCATCACCCGGGACCAGATCCTCCACCCGGTGCGCCGCCGGCTCATCCTCAGGTGGGGCAAAGACAGCATGCTGTCCTACCTGATCACCTGCGATTGGTGCGTCAGCATCTGGATGGGCGCAGCCGTGGCCACTGTGGGCGCCGAAACCGGGCTGTGGCCCCGCTGGGCAGCCATACCGTTGTGTCTGGCCTACAGCTACGTGGCGGGGTACCTCGCCTCACGGGAAGGTGAGTGATGGGATTCCTCGACAAGCTGCGCGGGACGGGCCATGACCCTGCGCCCAAGACGATCCTCGCGGCCGCCGTGCCCATGTCCGGGCCCGGGGTGCGGACACTCAACCGGGCCCGGGCGACGTCCACAACGGACCAGTGGCAGAACGAAGCCCGCTACTACTACGACGTGATCGGCGAGCTACGCGCGCCCGTCGTGTGGATCGCAAACGCCGTCTCGCAGGCCGACCTGCACGCCACGGACATCGACCCCGACACCGGCAAGCCCACCGGCCCGTCAGACGACCAGCGGGCACAAACCGTCGCCATGCAGGCATTCGGCGGACCATCCCAGCGCGCCGGGCTCCTCCGCACGGTCGCGATCTGCTGGCAGGTCATCGGCGAAGCGTGGATCATCATCCGGCCGGGCGAACCCCAGCAGCCGGACACGTGGCTGGTCCTGTCCGGCGACAAGGTGCGCGCCAAGGGCGACTCGTGGCAGTACACCGACCCCATGACCGCCGCCGCGATCACCCTGACTGCGCAGGACCGCATGATCCGCGTCTGGTCCCCGCACCCGTTCGACCAGTCGAAAGCCGACAGTGCCGTCCGCCCCGCCCTGCCCATCCTCCGCGAGATCGAGAAGGCGACGCAGAACATCGCGGCCCGCCTCGACTCTCGCATCGCCCTCAACGGGCTCATGGCCATCGCCGAGGAGCTCGACTTCCCCAAGGGCGACTTCCAGACGTCGTCCGAATCGTTCATGGACCAGCTCCTCACCTCCGCGGAGTACGGGCTCTCCAACCCCGGCCAGGCTTCCTCGCAGGTCCCGATGGCGTTCCAGGCCCCCGGCGAGCTGATCGCGAACGGGGGCGCGTTCGCGCACTACGACATCTCCACCCAGTTCGACGGGCAGGTTGTCGAGCTGCGGCAGGACGGGCGTACCCGCCTGGCTGCGTCCCTCGACATGCCGAAGGACGTCGCGGAGGGCACACAGGGCGAGTCGAACCACTGGACGTCATGGAAGGTGGAGGAAGACACCTACAAGATCTACATTGAGACGCTCCTCAAGGCCATCGGCGACGCCATCAGCGAGCACTGGATGCAGCCGGCCCTGATCGCCATGGGCGAGACGGCAGAGACGGCCAAGCTACGGGAGATCGGCTGGGACACCACAGCCATCGTCGCCCGGCCCGACGCCTCCGAGACCCTCGAATCCCTGTACGACAAGGTACTCATCTCGGACGAATACATGCTGTCCGAGCACGGTGTCCCCGAGGACGCGATGCCGTCGCCGGAGGAGCGCACCCGCCGCATGCTGGAGAAGCTCGTCTCCGTCGCCCCGACGCTCCTCGCCGACCCTGCCATCGCGGACGCTCTGAACCTTGGACTCGAGGTTGCGCCGGCGGCTGCTGGTGTCGACGCGAACGTGACCCCGGGCGGAGAGCTGGAGTCCCCCGAGCCTGCGCCCGCACGCGCACTCCCGTCCACGCGTAGCCAGGAGCCGACCCCCGAACCGGTACCGGACGGCCTCGTCGCCGCCGCGGAGCTGATCGTGTTTGACGCGCTCTCCCGCGCCGGCGGCCGGCTGCTGACGAACCAGAACCGCGGACAGTTCAAGTCCACCCCCCGCGAGGAGCTGCACACCGTCATCCAGCCGGGCAACGTAGACGCGCTCATGGAGGGATCGTTCCAGTTCACGGATCGTGTCGCCGAAGCGTTCAGTGTTGAGCCGGCACGCTTTCAGGACAGCATCCGCGCCTACACCGGGTGGCT